CCGCATTCTCTGGTGTCCTGCTCCTGTGGGGCATCATCGTGCGCGACGTTTTCCATGCAGAGGTTCCCAAGTGAAAGTCCTATTTGCCAGCTCTCGGACCCCGATTAGCTGGGCGATCCGGTTCATTACCTGGTCGAAATTCTCCCATACGGCACTCCTGACTACCGATGGGACAGTCATCGAGGCCCGCTTCCCGAAAGTCAGAGAAGTGAGCCTTGATGAATTCTTGCGGGACAACGGAACCGTGGTGGCCGTGGATGTTCCCTGTCATATGCCCGGTGAGGCCACTAAGTGGGCGCGGTCCCAGGTCGGGCACGCCTACGATTGGTCCGCCCTGTTCGGCTTCGTGTTCCACCGCAACTGGGCACACACGGGGCAATGGTGGTGCTCCGAACTGGTCGCCATGGCCCGCGAAAAGGGCCTCTCCCCGTGGTTCCGCAATGATGCAATCAACCGAATAACCCCTCAGCATATCTGGCAGATGCCGGGTAAGGTGCTGCCAAAGCTGAAAGGCTAATCGTGGAAATCTCCGTAGCTCAAGCCCTCCTAGGCGTAATCGGAAGCATCATCATCCTTTTCCTGGGGGTGCTGGTAAACCTCGTCCGGGGCGTGCGCACGGATTTCAAGGAATTCGTCAAAGATCAGCGGGCATACAACGAAAGGTTGGTCGCGCTGGAATCGGAAGTCCGTTACGGAAAGGCCGTCTAATGCTTAAAAAAATGATCCGATTTGGGGCGCTGCTGGTTGCGGCGCTCTACTTGGCTACGGCCTCGTTCGCGGCAGCTCCGTCCGCCACCCTGATGACGAATCCACTCTATGTGGAATTCGACAACAACGGGCAGCCTTTGGCTGGGGGGATGCTCTATACCTATTACGCCGGCACGAATGTCCCGCTGGCGACGTTCACGGATGCGACTCTGCTTTACCCAAACCCGAACCCGGTAATCCTTGACCAATACGGGAAGGCCCAGGTTTGGTTCTCCAACAACGCCTACAAGGTCAATCTGACCGACGCGCTCGGCGTCCAGCAGCCGGATTACCCGGTTGACAACCTGCGGATCAATACCGTCAGCGGAACATCCCTTGCATCCCTACCTGGTGCCGGGCTTGTTGGATATTCATTTGGGCAGAGCTATCCAACAAATACAGTAGGAGTCGCGCTACAGTCATTTTCTTCTATTACTGCTGGTAGCGACGGTAGTTCACTTATCGGTAATAATAGCAATATGGCAGGTAGTGTTGGGAGAACCCAACATTCAAAAAATCTAGACTCAATTAGCGTCAAGGATTTCGGCGCCACGGGAAATGGCACCACTAACGATGCTGCATCCATCCAGGCTGCGATTAACGCCGTGCATGCCAGAGGGGGCGGTCGGGTATGCTTTCCTCAAGGAGTCTACAACCTGGGGACCACGGGGCTTACGGTTTATCAGTTCATGGAACTACTGGGAGAATCCCAGCCCTATGTATCCACGCAAAATCAAGGCGTTGTGCTTACCTACTCCGGAACTGGCACAGCGATCTTCGGCCAGGATATTTTAAACCTGACCATCGAAAACATTTCCATCAACGGAGCAGGGACTACCGGAGCTGCTGTTATCGGTATCTATCTGGAGGGTTGCTGGCTGTCAACTCTTCGGAATGTGCGGATTTCAGGGATTACTCCGCTCAAAGGATATGGAATTCTAATCGACACTGACCCCGGTAATAGTTGGGGTTCGCAACATATTTATTTCGAGCGGTGCGAATGCCCGGATGGGACTGTGCGCCTAGCTGGGACGGGCCCCTCGGACCAGGTGACAACCACCGTCATCAATACATTCCGAGGTTGTCAATATGAGATTTATAACAGCCAAGTGTGCCTCATCAACGCCACAGCCGAAGGATGGCAACCCGCGGGGACTGGATACACTGGGCGCGGGTTCAATATCGACCAGAATTCAGACGTCCTGATGCTGCACTGTGACATCGAAAATTCCAGCACCACGGTATTTGGGATCACGATCGGGAATGCCTGCACGGTCCGGGGAATCGGAACCTGCACCTGGACTGGGTTTGCCGGGTCTGCGAGCCAGCGAGTCAGCGGTTACGAAGGTGCCCTTTCCCTCTATGGAGGTGGCCACGTCTACCGAGATCTCGCCCCCGCTGCAGGTAGCCTCATGAACCCCGTGGTCACTTGGGAAGACGCGAACGCCTTTTACGCCCAGATCGGACTCATGGTCAATAACGTCACCGGGGGCGCCCAGGACGGCTACCTTCAATTCAAGCGGATTATCGCCGGATCCCTGACGATCACCCACGAGCTAGGCGAACACATGCTCCTGCACACATCCAAGAGTTGCAACAACGTAGCGACAACGGTCATGACCGTTCCAATTGCTGCTTACCAGGGTGGCCGGGTGAAGATCACAGCAAACGGGACAGAGCCTGGAAATGTTGCGTTCGCCCACACTCGGGAGTGCGTGGTGGCCAACAATGGAGGGACTTTAGTCCTGGCGTCTGGGAATGAACTTCGAACGGTCGCAACCAGCGTCATCACCTTCGTAGCGTCCGGTACCAACCTGCTCATCCAGTACAATTACACTAGTACCACTGCGTCGTCCGTTGATTTCGTGGTGGAGATCGAGGGCAAGATATTCGGCTACACGAAGAACTGATGCGCAAGGACCGCAAGGAACAACCTATCGTGATTCCCACCCCCGCAGAACTCCACGCCGCCGCCGTCCAAGACCGACTGGACATTCGGTTACGGGTGGACCGGGATCGCGTAGACATCGACCGGGTTGGGCCCGAAATGGGGATGGGTGATTCTTGCGCGGCCGGCGCCACGCCATGGCCGGATGAGCGTCAGGTCTGGGTCGTCGAGTTTGGGGTAGGCCCGTGCCAGGATGATCCGGTCGTAGAATCGTCCGATCAGACGGTTGTGCCAGTAAGGCTTGACGAGCCGGTATTCAACGGTTTTCGTTCCGGCCTTAATCTGGTCGAAAAACTCGCCCTTCAGGTGCAGGATCAGGTCCATAGCGGGGTTCTCCCTTTTGGATATTCATTAATCGGGGTGGATGAAATCGAACCAGGCGTCAGATCTGTAAATATGCCGCCAGCACCACGCAACCCGGCGGCGCTCGGCGGGGGTATCCCGGCGCGTTCGGCGGTAGATCCGCCACCACTTCTCATTGCGGGCCATGGGGCCTCCTGGACAGGTGCGTTTCAGTAGCTGGTGAACTTGCGGAGAGAATCGTCCACGTAGGTTTTGTTGGGCTCGAAATCAGGGGCCGATGCGACTTTCAGGGCCACATTGGCGACCAGCATCTGGTCCTCCAGCCGACTGATCTGGACCACCTTCCGGCGCAGATAGGACTTGTGAGCGGCGTCCACCGTGGGGTAGGCATACCGCCGCCCGTCCCCGTCCAGGACGAACCGCTTCTTGGGGTTGGGAGACTGCCACCAGCCGGGTTCCGCATGAGGGATGATCCATGCGCCCTTGGGGGTGCGCTTGACCACCTGGAATTTCTCCAGTTCGATCTTGATCTCTCCGCCCTCATACATGAGTCGGTCTGCCATGCGGTAGTAGATTTCCATGGGGTTCCTCGGAATGGACAGGCGCTACTCGCGCCCGATGATGCTGGCGGGGATGAGCCTGGCGGCACGGAGAGGGGCAAGGTCGTATTCAGCCGACCGGCGCATTTCCTCTGGCTGGTCCAGCACCCCAGATTCATTCAGCAGGGTGGAGGCAAGGATCGGCTGGTCGTGGACCCGCACAATGAGAGATGCGCAGTAGACCACCGTGTCTACGAACGTTTGGCTATCCATGTGGTTCCTTCCTCCAGGGCTGCGCCTGGACAGGTGCTTCAGTAGACGCAATCGACGATGAATTCATGCCCGCACTCGGGACAGACGGCTTCCATGTCCTTCCGATCCTCGGCGGGTTGGAGCCCGTCCCAGAAATCGTCCGTCACCGTCAGGTCCACATCCTTTTTGCAGGACGGGCACTCGCAGTTCAGTTCGATCACCCATTCGGCTTGAACGTTTGCCACGGGGGCTCCCTTCTGGCGCGGGTTGCGCCTGGACAAGATCAACGGCTGACGTTGGCGAAGGCGCTCTGGAGCATGGCCTTGGCGTCTGCCAGTGCGTTGTGGGGGATGGCGGAAGGCACGGTGTCGAGGTCGCGCCGGATCTGGAAGTTGAGTGTGGGGGTGTTGATCCGCTGGCCAGGGCCGGTAGTCAGCGCCTCGCAGAAATGGATAATGTCTTCGTGCCAGTCAGCCACGATGGTCACTTCGTCCCACTGGGCCAGGAAGTGCTGGAGGTAGGCCTGGAAGTTGGCCAGGGTGACGGGCTCCCTGTTAATGATCGGCATGACATGCTCGGCAACCCAGGGGCCGGGGTTCTCGCATCCCAGGGACTCGTAGAAGGGAAGGCCGGATTCGGGGAACAGTGCCATGGAGATCAGCGGCCCCTTGAATTCGTTGAACTCGGTGTCGAGGAACAGGCGCATAGGCGCTCCTTGAAGGTGGGCCGGAAGGGTCTGGCAGATGGACATTCGGTTACAGGTTGCCGTTGCCGCGCTCGAAGATCTCGTAGCCGAAGTGCGACCCCACGGCATTCGCCTGGGCGGCTTCGCGGGCATCGTGCTCGGTGTCGAACAGGGCTACATCCATCCCGTCCTCGTCCAAAAGGGGCTGGATGAGTTTCCCGTCCTGGTTGTCGAGCATTACGAAATACTGGATTCCCATGACTGGGTTCCTCCATTTGGACATCAGCCGATTAGGCGGCGGTAGAGGGTTTGGAATGCGAGTCGGACCACTGCTGGAACCTGTCCGTTCCCGATTGCTTTAAGTCGGTCCACCCGATGGGCCACCCCATGAGCCACTCGACCCAGGGCGGGTTCAGTTGCCCACCAAGAAGGGCTTTCGCTTCGACCTCCCCATGGTCCCTGGCCAGAGCTCGCCTGGCATTCGAGCCACCGTCTAAGCCGGTTCCGCCACCGTTGCTGGATCCGGCTCGGGGTGTTGGAAAGTGCGCGATGAAGTTCACGAGTTGTTCCCCTTTCTTGCCCCCCCCGCTCGGAGTAGGGCTTCAGGTTTGGGCTGCGGAAGTCTCGGGCGCAGGGCGTCGGGAACGCCTTGGTGAAGCTGGTCAGGGTGTCGAGGTTCCCGCGGTGCCCACCCCGGGCCTCGCAGTCCGAAGCCATCGGGGACGGGAAGTAGGACCGGGACGGTCGGCCCGCACTCCTCATGTGGTTGGCCTTGGTGTTCGTGGCCGTCGGAGTCGGGAAGTTTGCCACTGCCGTTGCCAGCCCGTCCCCCGACTGCGAGGAAAGACCCTTCCGGTTGTAGTTCCCGTTCACCGTTGGAGTGGGCCAAGATCCAGATCCGCTTTCGGATGTGGGGAGCTCCGGCATCGTCCGCCCCCAGGACACACCATTCCGCATCGAACCCCAGGCGGGCCAGGTCTCCGAGAACTCGTCCCAGCCCTCGATGAGTGAGCATTGAGGAGTTTTCCACGAAGACGAATCGAGGTCGAACCTCGCCAATGATCCGTGCAAATTCAGACCAGAGTCCAGACTTGGCCCCGTCGATCCCCTCCCCTCGGCCGGCTGCGCTGATGTCCTGGCAAGGGAAACCGCCAGAAATGATGTCAACAATTCCTCGCCATGGTCTTCCGTCAAAACTGCACACGTCAGACCAAATTGGGAAAGCTTCGAGAATTCCATCGTTTTGTCGTTGCGCCAGAACTTGTGCAGCGTAGGCATCACGCTCAACGGCGCACACGGTTCGCCATCCAAGGAGCTTGCCTCCGAGAATGCCTCCACCAGCGCCTGCGAAAAGAGCCAGCTCATTCATCGTTCCTCGTGGTTGGTTGGTTCACGGATTTGGACAGGTGCTACTTGATGGTTTCGTTGATGAGGTTGACGATGCCGATGGTGGAATCTTCCAACACGGCATCCTTGATCTGCACCAGCACCGCCCGGCAGTGGTCCCGGTCGTGGGCCGCCTGAGCATGGGCATTGCAGGCGTCCTGCAAGAGATCCTGCTGGACGGCCCAGGAGTTACGGGTTTTCTGTAGCTGGGTTTCCAGTTCCGCGACCCGGGCGCGGAGTTGCCGAGCCTCATCTACGGCATCCGTGGCGCGAGCCAGTTGCTCGGGAGTCCCGAGTTCTCGGTAAAGGGTCAGGTCTTCGGAGTCGTTCATGGGTTCCTTTCTCCAGGGCGTGGCCGGGGTTCCGGCGAGTGGACAGATGTTGCATGTTAAATAATTCATTACCGTTGGTGCGCTCAGGCTTTGGTCGCGGACCGCGCGGGCGCTGGGCTTTGTGGTTCCGATCTTGCATAATCATCGGAATCTAGATCGTTCTGGAAAGGTCGTGGTCTGCTTCCATTATGGCCCTTCCAAGTCCATCATCCAGCGTTTCCCAAACCGAAATATTCGGGGCTAGTCCCATCTTCTTTTTTCGGTTCAGGTTCTTCCGCTTCCGGCATTCCCAGCAGATGTCAAATCCTTTCGCCCTGAGGAAGCATCCGCACAAAATGCACTTTTGCGCAGCACGGCGTTCGTTATGGCATTTCTGCATCAGCAGGCGATTTGCTTCGGGACTCAGTTGGGTCATGGTCTGCTCCATGGGTAAGGGACCCCTAGCCGCTCGTATGTGAGCCGCAGCAAATCCAGTTCGTTACCATAGCGGGACTCGAATTCTCGGGAACCCATGTGAACGTTCGCGGAATTCCAATGATGATTTTTTTGGCACAGAGGCAACGTGGCGTAATGGCTGGCCCGCTGGCTTCCGCCAATGGGTTGCCCTGTTCCGGGGTCGCGGTGAATGTGATGGCAGTCTGTCACGCTCGTCTGCACCTCCCCGCGCATCTCGCATACGATGCATGGGAGCGATTTGACGCGGCCCATGTGTTGGATCTCATCGGGAGTGGGCTTGTGCCTCATGCCGGCGCCAGAACGTGGCGACCGACGCACCGGGCCATCTGGCTGGGGAACTCGCGCTTTCCCTGGCACACCGGGCATTCCGTCCAGTGGTAGGTCGCATCTTTGCTCTGCGCCCCCCAAGGGATGGCATCCCAACCGCCCTCGCCATCGCAGCGTGTGCATCTCTGGGCGTGGGGGAATTCTGGCCGGCCGTCGAACACGGCCCAGGTGTGCCTTCCGGTGGGAGTGATCCGGGGGCGCGTCATGCCGGGTTCCTAGCGTAGGCATCGGCCAGATCGGCGGGGATCGGCGCGGTCGGGAGTTTCTCTCGCAGGGCGTCAACCTCTGCCAGGAACGTCATGGCCTCACGCTCCAGTTCGGAGATCCGTGTGCTGTCGCGCATGAGGCGCTTCGTGAAAAACTGGAGGTGTTCCGGCAGTCGCGGATCGTAGCTCACGAAGTCGCACCATTGGGCGTCCGTGTTGGCCATCTCCCACATCATCTGTGGCTCGTAGGCCTCGGGAACCACGCCGGCCAGCATGTAGCCAAGATGGGTTGCCGTCTTTGGGCACTTGATCTCCACCATGCCCTCAATGCTGTTGATCCCTTCAGCCGTTGCGGTCGGGTTGACGATTCCATCGGGCGACACGCCAAACCGAAGATAGATGGGGTGAAGGATGAATCCCACCTGGTCTACCATGTGCCCGGTGCGGACCTCGTATTCGGCCCGGGCCAGTGGCTCCGTTTCTGTCCCCCAGCGCATCTCGTAGCTGACGAAGCCCTCGGGCTCCGGTTCTCCGGTCAGAGTCTCGGCCAGAATGGTGGCCTTTAGGTCTCGGCGCTTGGACCCATCCTCGCCCTTCTTGGTGCGGTCCAGGACCGCCGCCATGCGACTCCCGGTGATGCGGCCGGCCCGGCACGCCTTCCATTCGGCGCTGCCCTGCTCGCACGTGATGATGCCGATCATTTCCCGCCTCCCATCGTCTTGGCTTTGCACTCTTCCTTGACCTTGAGCAGCGCGTCCTTGGTGGGTTTGTCGTTGCCGGCGGCCTTCCATGCGGCGGTGAACACCGCTTGGAGCCCAGCCGTGTCTTTGGCCTCGCGCATGGCCTTTAGGTGTCCCTGGAAGGCATCCTCGGCCATGCCAAAGGCCTTCCCGGCATCAGCTCGTCCGTCGCTGTCCCCATCACATGACGCCAGCCCCGTGATGCCGAGCAGGGTGTATCGCTCCAGGTAGCTCTTGGAGCTGGCCCGCGCCTGAATCGCACTTTTGGCCCCCCCCGCGTCCGGGGGTCCGCCCATGCTCGCCGTTTCGCAGTGGCCGAGGTTGTGCTTGATGTAGCAGGTTACCTCCAGCCAGTCTTTCTCGTCCTTGGTCAACTTCCACGAATGGTGGAGGCCATGCTTCGACAAGGCGGGGGTCACGGCGTCAACCACGGCATAGAGATCCGCATATTTCTTGCCCTTGAGCGGTCCATCCGTGACGCTTATGTTTTTGACGATCTGGATCGCCTCAGCCTTGAATCCGGCGAAGGCGGCGTTGAATGCCTTCCGCGCTTCGTTGGCTTCCCACCGGTCCTGAAGGTCCATGAGTTTGGCGAGCTTGTCCAAGTCCGCGTTCTGGCTCATGGCCATTTGGAGCAGCATCATGGGCGTCGGGGCCTGCTGGGGCGCGGCAATCGGCATCGGGTGTACCGTCTGCGGCGTGAGGTCAAGAGCGTTTGCTCCCTCCTCAAATGGCAATTCGTTCATGATCGTTTCCCTCCATGAAATAGCGGACGGAGGCCCTGTGCTCTGGCCTTGGCCTCCATGAATTTGTCGATGGCTCCCTGATCTGCCGGGTTCCACATGTCCCGAAGATCGATCCATTCGCCTTCTTCGCCGCGTTCGTAGCATTGCTGGGCGAGTCGGTGCCAGATCATGAGACGTTCTGCGAGCGATTCGGCTGCTTCCTGAATCGGTGTCATGTTGACTACCTATTCAGAACGGGGCATCTTCACCCGTCAACGCATCCACTTCCGCGTTGATGTCCGGGATCAGGCTGGCGTTGTCGAGGATCTTGACGAGCGCCTGTTTCAGCGCTTCCAACTTCAGGGCGATCACGTCTTGGTTTCCCTGTGGCAGCTCGCCGGTGAGGACCAGGTGATTCAGCACGTCCACCTGGCAATCCTCAACCCAGCGCCAATCGAACCCGCAGCAGTCCGCCACGTGGGCGTAGACCATCAGGGCCAGGCCGTCTTTGGGGGGCGTCTGGCCGAAATCCGTGTATGCATCGATCTTTGCGACGTATCGGGTGATTCCCATTGTCACACCTCTTCTTGCTTGCTGGGTTTGAGTGCGGCCGCGTACTCTCGAGCCACGCGGAACTGCGCGATGGCTGCGTTGTATTCGGCAAGGAAGCGGGGGTTGTTTGCATGCTCCTGGTGGACGCGGACCGCAAAATCCTCCAGGGATCCACCCTGGTAGTCGCGCCAGCAGCCGCACGCCACGCGGTCCTCGTCGATCCAATAGGTGGTGGTGGCGCGGCGGGATCCGATGGGACCCACCTGGATGATGTTGATTCCGTTGGCGCCGCACAGGTTGGCCCCGATCAGGTTGGCGTCGCGCAGTTCGGCCCAGCTCAGGTTGGCCCCGCTCAGGTTGGCCCCGCTCAGGTCGGCCCGGCGCAGGTCGGCCCCGATCAGGTTGGCGTCGCGCAGTTCGGCCCCGCTCAGGTTGGCCCCGCTCAGGTCGGCCCGGCGCAGGTCGGCCCCGATCAGGTTGGCGTCGCGCAGTTCGGCCCCGCTCAGGTCGGCCCCGATCAGGTTGGCGTCGCGCAGTTCGGCCCCGCTCAGGTCGGCCCCGCGCAGGTCGGCCCCGATCAGGTTGGCGTCGCGCAGGTCGGCCCCGATCAGGTTGGCCCCGCTCAGGTCGGCCCGGCGCAGGTCGGCCCGGCTTCCGCCTTCGGCATCGTTCTTCCAGAGGGCATGGAGGCGGAGTACTTCCGCCAGTTCTTCGGGCGTATAGCACTTCATCATTGCTATCTCCTTGGGTGGTGGTTATGCATCCGTCCATGAGAGGGCGGATGGGTCTCCATCATCGTTAAGGTATTCCCGCGCTGGACCTAAGATCGCTGGCAGGTTTTCAAGGATCGGGGAGTGGTGGTTAGCTTGCTTGGTTAATAATACCTCCCTGGTATCCCCGGTCAAGCCTTTTTGAAAAATATCTGAACTTTTTTTGGGCAGAGAACGTGTCATGCAGACGATGTAAAGATCAACTTGCCTTTATTTTACAAGCTATCACAATATGCCCTAAGGTATTCATGGACCAATCGTAAATACAGTATGTCATGTTGATATTTTATCTCAAGTGTCTGCAAAAGAAGTCCTTGCCACACTACCCAGGAGGTATTACTTTGGGGCTATGAACAGATACACTGCACGGCTCCAGGACGCAGGGATGACGGGTGAGGATGTCGCGCAACGTGCGGCCATCGCAACCCAATACCTGTATAGGATTTTCGCGGGTCGGCAACGTCCGAGTGTTGGGGTGGCTGACGCCATCCAAGCGGCTTGCGATAACATCATCTTGTCTTCCGAGATCATTAGGATTAAGCCCGTGCTGCATCGGGTTGACAAGGCAAAAACCGGCAGGAAGTAACCCTAACACATCAATTTACGGAGGCATCCCATGAAAACCGTCTTTGGCGCGTTGTTCCTCGGCTTCATGGCCGGCGCGACGCTCGCCATCCTCATCCTCCAATGGTAGCCAATTATCATTGGAACCCCATTGTGGACCGCCTGCTAATCCGGTTCGCCTTCATGTCTCCGGCCCAATGGCAATGCTGGATCCTGGAACATACGCCCCCAACCCCGGACGAGCGCGAAGCACTGCATCAATACACCCTCCACCACCACCCAGCGGGGGCGCGAAACGTCTCCGCACAACCTACACAGGAGCAGAAATGACCAACCGCGATTCCAAGGGCAAGTTTACGAAGGCCGCGCCGTTCAAGGCGGGGGACCGGGTAATCGCGTTGCCGCACTGTGGTTACGGTGAGATGGTCGTTGGTAGCACGGGGACCGTCCTTAGCCACCCCAACCCATCTCTTGCTCTGATATTAGTGGCGTTCCTCCCGGATTACCCCGATGGGTTGTATTTTTGTCCGAACGAGATCGCGCTCGCCCCTTCCACTGACACCGAAACCATCTCCCCTGACGAACTCCACTGCACCGAGGCCGAGCTGCGGGAAGCCATGGCGGAAGTGGCCCGGCTCAAGGCGGAGGCCAAGGACCGGGTGCAGGTCTACGCCCGCAAGGTGCAGGAGGCCAAAGAAGACACGGCAGCGGTATATCGTCTCGCTACTGCCGTCGAATCCAAGCTCTCCGACATCGCCTACGTTGTACGAACGTGGGAAATCATGCGAGATGGGAAAACCGAACTCCCATTCATGGGGGCAATCAAGAAGGTGTTGGGCAGGAAGGGGGCGTGAATGTTCCACTTCGTGAACTGCATCTCTTCGCCGGAGCCGGTGGAGGCATCCTCGGCGGACTCCTTCTCGGCCATGTGCCCGTCTGCGCCGTCGAGCTTGCCTCGCATGGCGCACCCTCATGCGAAGAAAGGACGGCCTAGCATGAAATGGACCATCAACCTTCCCTTCGCCACCATGAGCCTGAATCAGACGCAGGGGCAGCATTGGTCATGGGTTCGGCGAGAGAAAGAGAAGATCGCTTGGTCGTTGCGCTCGGCCCTGAACCGTCAGGCCCAGATCCCCGTGGCAACGGGGAAGCGCCGCGTATCCATCGAGCGCACTGGACGCGGCCGGCTGGACCGAGACAATCTCATCGGCGGATTTAAGGCCCTGATCGACGCCATTAAAGCCGAGCGCCTTATCGTTGACGACGATGACACCCACCTGGAATTAATCGCCTTGCCGCAGGTTGTATCCCGCAAAATTTACCCGTCAACAACCATTATCCTGGAGGATATATGAGCATCACATTCAAAGAATTGCAGGCCAAACTCGGCCCCTTGGTCCGTGGGGAGTGGCATCGGCACTCAAAGGGCGGCGGCTGGATCGAGAACACCGCACACGTTGCTGCGACCGCAACCATCGAAGGGATGATCTTCGGCAATGCCTGGGTCTACGGCGATGCCCGGGTCTCCGACAATGCCCGGGTCTCCGGCAATGCCCGGGTCTCCGGCGATGCCCAGGTCTTCGGCAATGCCCGGGTCTCCGGCGATGCCCAGGTCTTCGGCAATGCCTGGGTCTCCGGCAATGCCCGGGTCTCCGGCAATGCCCGGGTCTCCGACAATGCCCGGGTCTCCGGCGATGCCCGGGTCTTCGGCGATGCCTGGACTTTCTCGCCCCTGTTTATCAGTGGAACCAAACACGGTGTTACCACATGCACCCACACCGAGATTCAGATCGGATGCCAGCGCTATTCGGTGGCCCAGTGGCAGGCCCATTACAAATCCATCGGTAAGGCGCAGGGATATACGCCGAGTCAGATCGAGGAATATGGGATGATCCTGGCGCTGTGCGCGGACTGGCTCAAGGCGAAATTCGGCACCAAGAATGTTCCAATTCGAGACGCCAAGGGCCGGTTTAAGGCAAAATCATGAATTGTCGGGAAGCTTCCCTCATCGTGGCCCAGATCACCGTTCAGGCGTCCGCGCTCGAAGTCCCGGATGGAACTGCCAGGGCGCTGGTAAACCGCGCCGTAACAGACCTTTTGGCCGCAAAGTCAAAGCTGCAAAGCGCGTCCAGGTTGGCCGGCGAACCCCAGCAAGTGCTTGACGCCAAACCGGCATAGGGATATAATATAAGTATCAGGGTTGCACCTGGATTATCCATCATTTCTCCCCCATCCCACCCTATCTCTCGTCGTTGCCCAGTGCGGGCAAGTGCAACCGATCAGAGGAAGGGTGGGAAACCGCTAGGACAATGCTATGGCTAAGAGGAATGAAAATACTGTCCCCAACATGGAAAGATATGGACTTGGCTATGATGTAGGGTGGATCGAAGTTTACGGCGACAAGGTTGAACTCATTACAGATGGGGACACTCCGCTACTGCTGACGCCCGATCTGGCTCCCGTGCTCCGAATGGTTGCCTATCGACTTGACCAGATCGCCAAGAATTACCCCCAGGTGGGGTAATGGCTAGAATCCGAACCATCAAGCCAGAGTTTCCCCAGTCTGAATCTATGGGCCGAGTTTCCAGGGATGCTCGTCTCACATTCATCATGCTTTGGACCCTCGCTGACGATTCGGGGAGGCTTCGCGGGAATTCGCGAATGCTCGCGAGCCTTCTTTTCCCCTATGACGACGACGCTAAAACTATGGTTGATGGGTGGCTTGAGGAACTCCAGGTTGAGGGTTGTATTTCCCGCTATAGCCATGGTTCGGATTCCTATATCCAAATCTGTAACTGGTTGAGTCACCAGAAGATAGACAAACCAAGCCAGTCAAAAATACCACCATTCGACGAATCCTCGCGAATCCTCGCGAATACTCGCGAACTATCGTCGGGGGATCAAGGAAGGGACCAAGGACCAAAGGACCGAGAAGTAGCTATCGCTACTTCCAAGAAGAAGCCGAAGAAGGAGCCCCCAGCATTCCCAGACGAGGTCAAGGAAGCCGCCCGGGGAATCGCCAAGGCTTCTCCAGAAACCGACCCCCAAGGGAGAGCAATCAAGATCAATCCGGCCATTCTCCTTGAGCGCCTTTCGACATGCTTCAAGGAAAACGACTGGCTCACCCCTGATCTGGCCATCGGCGCCTGGACTGAATATCTCCGAACTTCCCCAGAGTGGGTCAAGGCATCTCATTACTTCTTCGGCCGGGAGCAGGATCAAAAGGGCGGCGCCCACTGGTACGCATACGCCCATGCGCTTTGGAATCGCCAAGCCAGGGCCAAACAGCAGCAACCAATCTTACTGGAGGCATGATGAAACTCTTAGTCAACAACCCGAATCTTTCAATCATCCTACCCGGCCCCTGCAACGCCCATTGCGATTTCTGCTTCTGGGACCGGAACGCTAAGGTGATGGATGGGTACCTCGTCACTCTGCGTCGGGTGCTTTCATCCCTGCCCCTGGAATTCGACCAGATCAGCATCACCGGAGGGGAGCCCACTCTTTCTCCGCTCCTTGCCGGGGTGCTGACCAGCATTGACCGGAACCGATGGAAGAAGGTCGTGTTGACCACCAACGGAACTGGGCTTGGAGGGCACTTCCCCGGTCTGATTGGGGCCACAGTGGACCATCTTAACCTATCCCGCCATTCCTTCTCTGATGCAGAGAACGCCACCATCTTCAAGAGCAAGACAATCCCCACCACGGATCAGATCGAGCAACCCATCCGTAGCCTCTGGCGAGTCTTCGGGGTGGATACCACCATAAACACGGTCATAAAGGCTAATTGCGAAGTGGGGTTCATCTCAGGAATGATTGAATATGCCAAGATAATTGGGGCGAAATGCAGTAGTTTTCGGCTTGAGCATGGGGACATGGCCCCATCCAGTGCGGAACAGTTCTACACGACGAAATATCCGGTGGATGATGTCCAAACCTGCCCGACTTATGCAACCGTGTACCAGACCATCCAAGGGCACAAAGTCAACTGGAAACGAGCCACCCTGGAACCATCGCTTGACATGGGTGGCATTTACGAATCCATTATCCAGCAAGATTGCTCTGTCACTGTGGACTGGCAGGGGAAAGTGCCTATGGTGCTAGACCCCAAGCCTAAGCGCCGGCTTACCACCATCATCTCAGAATACTCCGCTAGCTATGGCAGTCCCCGTGGCTGTGGCTCATCCAGCGGATGCTAAAACTATGAGCAATCCTATCCCTGTCCCCGAAAACCCCGAAGCCGAACGATCCACAATCGCCACCCTCTGCGCCCCAGGTGCCGAACATGCGGCCGCGGTTCTAGTTCCCACCCTCCAGGACCATGATTTCCTGGTCCCATCCCACCGGGCCGTTTTTGTGGCGCTGCGGTCCCTGGTGACCGAAGGCGAGGAAATTAACTCCCTGACCCTTCGGGACCGGCTCGCCATTCAAGGGACGCTCAACATCGTGGGGGACATTATTGGGCTCCATTCCATCCTGGAGGCCGAGGAAGTAGGCCGGCCGGAAGTGTTGATCCGCTACCTCCAGACGGCCCGGAAACAGCGGGAACTCCAGGCCATCGGGTATCGGATCCTCAAGACGGCGGCCGATACAGACCCGCTTGAGGTGGTCGCCGAGGCGTCCGCCAGCCTTTCCGCCATGGCCCAGAGCAGCGACAAGGGGAACATCGAGGCTGTTGCCAATTTCAGCGACGATGCCCTGGCCGAAATGCTGGACAAAGTCGAGGGACGCTCCGTAATGGGCACCAGGCTTCACGGGTGGCCCCGATTCAATGGTCTGACCCATGGGCTCCAGCCTGGGCAGTTGATCGTCCTGGCGGCCCGCCCAGGCATCGGTAAATCGGCCCTGGCGATGAATTGGCTCCTGCGGGCCGGGATGAACGGGAAACGAGCCGCATTCTTCTCCCTGGAAATGCCCAAGGAAGAACTCTGGAACCGGCTGGTGTCCGACAAGAGCGGCGTGGACACCCGGAAGATGATCGAGGAACACGACCAGGAATCCTTCAGCCTGTTCGCCCAGGGGAAAATGGAGGTTGACGAGCTTCCGCTGCATGTCTCGGATCGGGCAAAGATCACCGTCCCCGAAATCTGCGCCCAGGTTGACCGGATTATCGGCAGGCACGGGAAACTAGACCTGCTGGTGATCGACTACCTCCAGCTCCTGACCAGCGTGGCCAGCGTCAAAGGGCAGAGCGAAACAGTCCGCATCGGGGATATCACGCGCTCCCTGAAACTGCTGGCCAAGGATCGCCACGTCCCCGTGGTTTTGCTATCCCAGCTCAACCGCGAGGTAGAGAAGCGCCAGGCCGGCCGTCCCCAGCTTTCGGACCTGCGGGACTCCGGTTGCATTGAGCAGGACGCAGACATGGTGATCTTCATTCACCGGAACATGACCCAGACGAATACCGATCTCATCATAGCCAAGCATCGGTCAGGGCCCTGCATGACACTCCCCCTCAGTTTCAAGCCTGAAATCACCCGCTACATCGAACTCGAACGGCAGACCTCGGAAGATTCCGGGTTTGCCAACCCTGCCCCACTTTCCTACCTCACGGAGGATTTTTCATAATGAGCATGAAGATCAAGCCTGTCGACCTGGAGCAGGGATGCGTGTTTCTCGGCACGGGCGGCCCCACCCGGGAAATCGTGCGGATCGACCGGAGAAACCACCTGCTCTACTACCGCAAATCCGGCTCGATGGAACTCCACGAGCTGGGCATCCCCAGGTTTATCGAGTGGGCCATCATGGATGTCACCGAGAAGATGGGCAAGGAATGGGCGCTACGACGAGGTAGCAAGGCCCAGGAGACGCGGAAGGAGGTAATCCGGTGAGACGTAGCTTTAACATCCTTGAAGGACGCCACGCGTCATTTTTGAGCCAGTTCATCCAATCCAACTGGGGGTCGATGGCCCAGCGCGGTGCTCCAATGCATGTGGAGATCACTGATGCCAAGGCGAAGCGATCCAGCCAAGCGAATCGGTATTACTGGCGCCTGCTCAACCAGGTGGCCGAAGAAGGCTGGGTAGAGGGCCGGCAATACTCGGCCGAGGTATGGCATGAACTTTTCAAACGCCGGTTTATCGGCTGCATCGACATGCCGAACGGCCAAACAATGTCAGAAAGTAGCGCAAAGTTAAACATTTCGGAATTTTCAGCGTATACTATGAGGGTAGAACAATTCGCGGCATCGGAACTCGGAATCACCTTGATTGAGGATGCGGAACCCATGGGGGCATATCGTGCTAAATGACAGGGTTTGCATCCTCTGCGGCCACTCCGACAATGACCTGATCGAATCCCAGGGGCAGAACTCCGAATTCCGCGACTGCCCGGCGTGCGGGAAGGAATCGTTCAGGCGCCAGATCCACGCCCCCAGTGCGGTTTACATGGGCAACGCTCGCGCAATCGACATGATCGACGCCGAGCGGGCCAAGTGCGCTGCTGGGCACGGCAACACGTCGATTCGGCTATGATGATGAGATACCTCCTATTCATCCTAGCCATAGCCTGCCTGCCCCTCGCGGCATCCACCCAATGGACCACCACCGACACCATCCTGGAGGTAGCCAGCGAGGCGGGATTGGCCGGCGAATGGGCACAGATGACCAACGCGCCGTCCATCTGTGGGATCGACCAGAAGATCATGGGCGCCCACCCGAAGCGAGCCAACCTGAATATGTATTTCGCCGGCTGGCTCATCGCGCACCCGCTGATCTCCATGGTGCTGCCGGGACCCTATCGCAACGCATGGCAGGGCGCAACCATCGGGTTTGAGATCGTCGTCAACCAGCGCAACGCGGCAGTCGGCTGTAGGATACACTTCTGATGGCCTGCTACTTTAATGAGGCCACCGCACAAGCCATCCTGAAGGGCGTAGGGATCGACGCCTGCATTGAATACGCCATGCCCTGCGTGGTGGCCCGCATGAAGATGCCTGAATCAACCGTGCGCGACCCGGAAGACCTGGAGTCGGAATACTACCTGCATTTGGTCCTCGCGATCCACCGATACGACCCAGCCAAGGGCGTCAAGCTCTGGAGCTGGATCAACACATACCTCATATTCGCCCGGAAGACGTATAATCGACGGGACCTGCGGTATACCAGCAGGCTAGATCAACTAGACGCTAGTATGTTCGGCGATCTATAATATATATGGGACTGTGACCCACTAAAAACACTGAGGAGCGAGCGTTGGACTCCAGCAATCGAAAAAGGCCAGGACCCCCCAAAGGGACTCCCAAAGTGGCAAATAGTGGGGGTTCAAGGAAGGGCAAACCTAACAAAGTGACAACCAAAGCCAGGGAAGTCATTCAAGAACTGCTGGACGGTAATGCCCCCTCGGTGCAGGGATGGCTTGAGGCAGTCGCCGAGACGGACCCCAAGGGGGCACTCGCAGCGTTCACAGCCTTGCTGGAATTCGGTGTCCCCAAGCTGGCTAGGACTGAGCTAACGGGTAGGGACGGCGGCGCGCTGATTGTGCGGTCAACCCCAGAGGATGAACTCCTGTGAGCCTCACTCCGGCCCAGACCAAGGCGCAGCAGAAGGTCCTCGCTAGCAATGCCACCCATATCATGCTTGAGGGCGGATCGCGCTCTGGCAAAACCTACCTTCTGGTCCGTGCCGTGGTTATGCGAGCCATCAAGGCGAAGAATAGCCGGCACTGCATTCTGCGGTTCCGGTTCAGCCATGTGAAGGCTAGCATCATCCAGGACACGTTTCCGAAGGTCATGGCCACGTGCTTCCCGGATGTGCCCTACGACCTGAACAAGACGGACTGGATGGCTCTGCTGCCCAATGGCTCGGAGATATGGTTCGGTGGACTGGATGACAAGGCCCGGGTGGAAAAGATCCTCGGCCGTGAGTTCGTGACCATCTATCTCAATGAAATCAGTCAGATTCCCTTTGAGTCCCGGAATATGGCCGTGACCCGCCTGGCGCAGAAGGTGGACCAGGAGATCGACGGCGTAAAGCGGCCCATGCCTGTTCGGATGTATTACGATCTGAACCCCACAGGCAAGGGTCACTGGGGCTATAAGATGTTCCACCAGCACCTAGACCCTGATACCAAAGTAAAACTGGAATCACCGGATGATTACGCCTATTTCCAGATGAACCCAGCGGATAACCTGGTGAATCTTTCCGATACCTACATCAAGACTTTGAATGGTCTCGGCGCGAGACAACAGAAAAGGTTCCTTCGGGGGGAATGGTCTGACGAAAACCCGAATTCCTTGTTTAATGAGACGGACATCGACAAATGGCGCGTCACAGGCAGCGAGATCCCTGACTTGGTGCGTGTGCTTGTCGCCGTGGACCCAAGTGGAGCCGGTGATACCGACAATGCGGATAACGACGCCATCGGTATCATGGTGGGTGGACTCGGCACGGATGGGCGGGCCTATATCCTGGAGGATCTAACCGTCAAGGCCGGTCCGGCGACATGGGGAAAGGTGGCCACCAGCGCCTTCGACCGCCATGAAGCAGACGCTATCATCGGTGAGTCCAATTTCGGCGGGGAGATGGTCCGATTTACTATTCAGACGGCGCGGCCCAGAACGCACTACAAGGCTGTGAGCGCGAGCCGTGGCAAGGTAGTGCGGGCCGAGCCAATCAGCGCCCTCTACGAAAGCGGGAAGGTATCGCACGTAGGGTATTTCCCCGAGATGGAAGAAGAGCTGGCCGGGTTCACCACCAATGGGTATCTGGGTCAGGGATCACCCAACCGGGCAGATGCTTTGGTCTGGTTGCTTACCGAGCTTTTCCCCGCGCTAACCAAGGCACCCAAGAAACCTGCCGACGATAGGCCGCGCCGGTCCAGCCCAAACGCCTGGATGACATAAAATGCCCCACGAATGGGGCACCTTGTATTCCCTGTTTTTGCTTAGAGCGACCCCGACCGCGACCGCGACCACGACCACGACCCCGACCCCGACCCCGACCACGACCACGACCCCGACCCCGACCCCGACCGCGACCGCGACCACGACCACGACCCCGACCCCGACCCCGACCACTACCACGACCCCGACCCCGACCCCGACCGCGACCGCGACCACGACCACGACCCCGACCCCGACCACGACCGCGACCCCGACCGCGACCGCGACCACGACCCCGACCGCGACCCCGACCGCGACCACGACCGCGACCCCGACCGCGACCACGACCGCGACCCCGACCGCGACCGCACCATTACATACCCGGTCCTTCTCACTGCGGCGTTCATCACTTGGCCTTCATGGGGAGATCGTGCTTCCATTCGATGGCGTCCACGATGGACCCGATTCCGATGATGACATTGCCGGCCGGCTCGACCTCGCTGAACACGCCTTGCGCGATGGCCTCATGATAGCGGCCGGTATCAGCGATCCAGGCGCCGTCTTCCATGGTGAGGAATTCGGGATAGATGGCGGTCACGCGCCCGGTCCATGCCATGGTCACGGTGCGGATGAGGTAGGCCTTCCCGACCTCGAACGGGGTCCGTGGCTTAGCTGCTGGTTCCGCTTGTTTTTCTTCGTATGCGTCCTTGAGTTCCTTTACGCTGGGGAATTCGCTGGCATTCAGGGCGGCGAAAACGGCTTCACTATCGGCCAGCCCAATGACTTGGCGCAGTTCTTTGATGGTGATTTCCACGGTGGACTCCAAAGGTCCTGCCTATCTCCTGTTTGGTTGAGCCCCAATGAATGGGCAAACTGGACGGATAGGCAGGATGGCGAGATGTGAGGGATAAGGTTGGGCTCAACTCCAACGGGGTAATCATCGGTCAGCCCACATACTGTGTCAAGGGAAAATGTTTACCTATAATATAATTGAGGTAGGTCAATATGTCGGAAGGCGAGTCTGAGTCCAGGTCCTTTATGGACGAAACCCAAGAACGATTCCGCGCAGCCAAGAAAGCATGGGAGAAGCAGTATCAACTCAGCCAGGCTGACGTTGACTTCTGTTCTCCCGATAACCAATGGCCCCAGGGCGTGCGAGACCAGCGGTTGGGGAGGCCGACTTTGGCGGCTGATCGACTCAACGCACAAGTCAAGCAGATTACCAACGCCCAACGCGAGAACCGCCCTGCGGCCTCAATCCACCCCACGAACAACGCGGCAAACGAGGACACCGCGAACGTCATGGAAGGCATCATCCGCCAGATTGAGACTGAATCGAGCGCGGATATGGCCTATGACGAAGCGTTCGAGTGGGCTGTGCGCTCTGGCATAGGCTTCTGGCGCATTCTGACCGAATACAAAGAGAAGTCGTTCAATCAGAGAATCCGTATCGACTCGATCAACAATCCGTTTCAGGTGTTCATCGACCCCACGTATAAGGCGCTGGACGGCAGCGATATCGAGTATGCCTTCATCATCAACTATGTGACCGAGGACCAGTATAAGCGCGAGTATAAAGACTCGGAGATGGCTGGCCGCGATTACCAGGGGTGGCTTGGGCTCAATAACCGGCTTCCTGACTGGTTTGACACTGAAAAGCGGGCCTGTGTCGTCGCGGAGTATTTTGTCAAGGAATACGAGACCCGGACGCTCGTCCACCTGAGCCATACCGGCGAAGTGAAGTATAAGGACGAACTGGACGCTGGCGAAGTGCAGTATATTGACGACGAACGGTCCTGTGTCGTGCCCAAAATCAAGTGGTATAAGATCAATGGCATCGAGATACTGGAGGAAACCGAGTGGGTGGGCTCCAGCATCCCCATTATACCGGTGTTCGGTGACCCCCTGATGGTTGCCGGCCAGCGCATCTATGCCGGCCTGGTCAGGAACAGCAAAGAAGAGCAGATGATGCTCAACGTGGTGAAGACCAGCATCATCGAAATGATCGCAGCGGCGCCCAAAACCCCCTGGATCGGGCCGGCTGGGTTCGTCGGCGACATGAAAGACGATTGGGCAGAGGCCAATATGACCAATAAGGCATATTTGACCTATGAATCATACGATGACATGAATAACCCCCTGGCTGCGCCAACCCGGAACATCCAGGAAGCGCCCATCCAAGGCATGTTAGAGGTGTCCAATAGCATCGAGAATGACATCAAGGCCACCAACTCGATGTTTGACCCCACCATGGGCAACAAGATGGCCAACGACCAGTCTGGCCTGGCCATCAAGGCCATCCAGAAGGCCGGCAGCATCGCCAATTACCATTTCAGCGACAACCTGACCAGGGCCATCCGTGCCAGCTCCAGGCAGATTGTGGACCTGATCCCCAAGGTGCTGAAAGAGAAGCAGGTCATGGCGATCATGTCCATCGACAAGAAAAATAGCCTGGTCACCATCAACGGGACCGGCGCCGAGGACGAGATCAACGAGGCCAACGAAGAAGGCATCAAGAAAATCTACGACCTGACGACTGGTGAATACGGTCTGGTCGTGGAATCTGGCCCGAGCTACCAGACGCAGCGCGAGCAGGAGCGGGACATCCTGTTCCAGCTCGCGTCGAAGGACCCCCAACTCATGGGCCTCGCCGGGGACATCCTCGCATCGCTTCTGGACTCCCCGATTGCCAAGCCTCTTGCTGAACGACTTGAGAAGGCCCTGCCGGCCAACCTCCAGCCCCCGAAGAAAGGCCCCGACCCGCAGGCCCTCCAGCAGCAGCTTTCCGAGTATCAGGCCATGTGCCAGAAACTCACACAGCAGCTTCAGCTTGAGACCCAGCTTGCGGACAAGGTGCAGGCCAGCGAAAAGACCAAGCTTGCGATTGCCCAACTCGACAACGACACGGAAATCAGGCGCAGCGCGGCCCAGATGCAGCACGACAGCAATAAGACCCTGCTCCAGGCCCAGGTCGAGGAATTGAAGCTGCACAACCAGCAGCATCACGAAGCAATCATCAACATCCAGAAGCATGTTCTGGGCAAGGACATGGAGGTCCACAAGGCGGCCGTCGCCCAGGCTGCGCAGCCTCCCGAATATAATGAACCTGGAGATCAGATAGCGCCAATCCTACCCGGGAATTCCTGAACTATAATATATATAGGGACCGTGACCCTTTAAACACCGCCCATACACCTTGGAGTGATCCATGCCAGATGACGTGCAAGATTTTAATGCCTTTTTGACCGCTGCGGCTACTCCGGTAGTCGAAACCTCAGAGACTCCAGCAACCCCTGAACCCGAAGTAGTTCCCGTGGAAGTGGAAGCACCCGAAGTGGCGGAAGATGCCGCGCTCGCCGCTGCCGAGACTCCCGAAACCCCGGAAGGGGAGGCCGCGCCGGAAGCGGATGAACACAAACGGAGCCGTGCCGCTGAGAAGCGCATCGCGGATCTCGTCAAGGAACGCGAACGGCTCAAGGGCCAAGTCGCCGCTCTTTCCCAGCAGAAGCAGAACGTCCCGCAGCCCCAGGCCCAGATCATGGACTCGACTGCGCCCCCTGACCCCGCCGCCTATGAGGATCCGATCGATTACAAGGTCGATCTGAAACTCTGGGAGCGAGACCAGCGGACCAAGGCTGTGGAGTTCCAGGCTAAGCAGAAAGCCATCATCGCTGCTCACCCTGAACTGCCTGAACTGATCGAGTCTGCCAACGCTCTGGACGCCCAGGGCACCCCCACCGCGAATCCCACGGTCGTAAGCCTGATCAGGGATTCGGAAGCCGGTGCGGACCTCTGGCACTACCTGTTGGCCCACCAGGACGAGGCAATCAGCATCGCCCGCCTTTCGCCCCTCCAGACCGCCAAGGCAATTGGAAAAATCGAGGCCAAGTTGACCGCTCCTGCTCCCACCCCGGCCCCCAGGGCCGAAACGCCAGTCAAGAAACCAACCCTTCCGGCCCCCATCGCCCCAGTCAAGACCATTCCTGGGACGCGGGCCACTCCCCATGAGTTCACCGAGTACTAAGGAGTTCAATAATGGTTGCTTCGAGCAATCTCTTTAACAACGTCAGCATGATCACCGCAACGTCCCTGCGGAGCGTGCGCAACAACCTGAAGATGGCGAGCCGCGTTGCCCGCCGTTGGGATGGTGACTGGGCGCAGAGCTTCCGGATCGGCGACACGCTCAACATCCGCGTGCCCGGCTTCTACGCCTACCGTTCCGGCCCTACCGCCAATCCTGGCGGCTACAACGACACCTATGTGCCCCTCCAGTTGGCCCAGGGTGGGTGCGACATTGAGCTGACCAGCAAAGAACTGGCCCTGAACGTGGACGAGTTCCAGCGCAACGTCAGCGATCCTCTCGCGGCCACCCTCTGGCAGCAGATCGACGCCGGGATCATCAGCACCATGATGCCCAACGCGGCCATCACCCTCGCCAACCCGCTTGCCGGGCAGGGCCTCAACCAGTGGATCGGTGTCCCGGGAACTCCGGTCACCACCCTGCAGCCGTTCGTTGACGGCTACGCCTACGCGCAGACCCAGAGCGCGGCCCATACCGATGAGCGGGTCAGCGGTATGCTCAACCCCCACATGAACGCCGGGCTGTTCCAGGGCTTGACCGGCCTGCTGCTCCCCACCAAGGAAATCAGCGAACAGTACCGCAACGGCTCCATGGGCAACGCTGGTGGCGTGGACTTCTACAGCACCGCCAACGCCCCCTCCCTTACCCTCGGCACCTGGTCCGGCACCATCCTGTATGCTTCGGGCGCCTCGGACGGCGGCAACTCCATCGTGCTGTCTGGCATGACCGGCGCGTTCAACCCGGGCGAACATTTCACCATCGCGGGCGTCAATGCCGTCAACCCCAGCGGCAAGGGTGTGCAGGCTGAACTCAAACACTTCGTGGTGGAATCCCAGGTTGGCAGCTTGCTGACCTTCTCCCCTGCACTGCGCCTCACCGGTCCTCTCCAGAACGTCAACGCGCTGCCTGTGGCTGGCGCTGCGCTCTATCCCTGGGGTGTGACCCCTGCCCTGGCCCTGGCTACTGGCACTGGCCAGATCGTCAAGCAGTCCCTCGTTTTCCACGAAGATGCCTTCGCCCTCGGCCTCGCCGATCTGAAGGACACCTCGGGCATGGGTGGTGCCGGCGCCGCGATCAGCTCCAGCCGCATGAAGGATGATATGTCCGGCCTGCGCTGCCGCTCGCTGTTCTGGTATGACGGTGTGAATGACAAGATCCTTTTCCGCCTCGATGTCCTGTGGGGCGCCAACACCCTGCGCCAGGGCTTTGCCACTGTCGTTGTTCAGTAAACCAACCCCATAGGAGACACAGAAAATGGTTTCGACCCCTTACCAGACGAATGACCCTCTGGACACCACCGTTGCCCCCAATCCGACCATCGGCTTCGGCCCGGCCGATTATGTGGGGTTCTACGGGGCTTTCGGTGCGCCGCAGACCTCCGGCCCCAATCAGGCCCAGTTCCCCATCAACGGTGCAGTCGGCAACGGCACCGCCTATAGCCTGACCGAAGGCACCGTGACCACCGTCACGGCCAATACCACGGGTGAACGTCAGCTCACCCTGACGGGCGCCCTGGCTACCGACATGCTGATTCCCCACAACAAGTTGACTGGTCAGGCTGGCCTTGCGGTCCTGTCCGGTCGCGTTTCCGCCGCCAATACCATCCAGATGGGCTACGGCAACAACACCGGTTCGGCCATCGTGCCGGCCTCGGAAGTGTGCCAGTTCGTGACCGTCTCGGCGGCCCTTCAGCTCACCGCCACCCTGACCCCTGCGGCTGTTGCCGCTGCCACTACTGCCGAGCAGATCTTCACCGTTACCGGCGTCTTCCCCGGCCAGGTGGTCTTCGTCAATAAACCCACTACGCAGGTTGGCCTCGGCATCCATAATGCCCGCGTCGTGGGCAACAACCAGGTGGCGATCAGCTTCGTCAACTTCACCGCCGCCCCGATCACCCCGACCGCTGGTGAGGTCTACCAGTTCTTCGCTACCAATGGCCTGGGCGTTGTCGGCCCGGTCCTGGAGATCGGCGTCCCGGCCGTCGCTACTGCGGTCAGCACCATCACCACCCAGGAAAACACTCTCACCGCTACCCAGGTGCTGGCTGATGACATCATCGTGGGAAGCTCCAAACCCACCCTGAACGCTGGCGTGGGCGTCTGCTCCAGCCGGGTTTCCAGCGCCGGCAACATCGCCGTGACCTACGTCAATCCCACGGCCGGCAGTGTCACCCCCACCGCTGAGATGATGCAGTTCGAGATCATCCGGCACAACCAGCTCCCCGCCGCGACCGTTCAGACCGCCAGCATCGCGCCGATTTCGGTCGCTGCGAATACCTCGGCCGAGCAGACCTTCACCGTGCCCAACCTGATCGCGGGCACCTTCGTTGGTATCAACAAGCCCACCCTGACCCCTGGCATCGTCATCGCCGGCGTCCGTGTGAGCGCGACCAACACCCTGGCGATCAACTTCATGAACATCAACGCCGCCGCCATCGTGCCGCCCACTGAGGTCTACAGCATCGTCTACTCTCCGAATCTGGCGCTGACCGCCGGGACCTGGATCAAGCAGTTCGGTTCTCAGCTCGTCGTCGGCATGGCGAACCTCGTTACCGCCATCCGCACCGCCCTGGTCGCCACCGGCTTCATCGCTGGCGCCTAGTCCACAGCACTAAACCACCACGGGCCGCCCAGCATACTATCGGGCGGCCCGAACCTATAATATAACTAGAGGTATACGATGGATTTTCCGCGCTGGTTGCATCACCCGGGAGGTAACTCGTTTATCTGCCCCTCGCAAGAGTTTCTGGACTCGCTTGTGGATAAGGACGAGTGGGAAACCGAGCCGTTCACCGGACCCAGGGCCATCGTGAAAGAGAAGTGCCCCTCCTGCCGGAAGCTGCGGCAAGAGATCGTCGCGCTGAAACTCCAGGTGGTGGAGAAGGACATCCTGATTGAGCAATTGCAGGCCAAGCGTGGTCCGGGCCGGCCCAAGCAGGTGCATGAATGATCATCACCGCCCAGAAGATCATCGAGGATGCCTATGGCATGATCGGCGTCTTTGACGGCACGTCTCCGCTGACGGCAAACGAGTATCAGACCGGGCTGGCTGTTCTGAATGACATGATCGATAGCTGGAACAACCTGAATCTCATGGTTTACGCCGTGACGGCCTATACCGTTCCGTTTGTGCCGGGGACCCAACAATACACCGTGGGTGCGACCAATCAGTTTCTAGCCTCCATTTCAGGGACCGCCCTAACCCTGGCTGTGGCGCAGACCATCGCGCCCGGGACCGCCATCCTTGGCGAAGGCATCCCGCCCAACGTGACCATCATAAGCGGGTCCGGCACGTCCTACGTCCTCAGTGCCAACTGCGGGGCCATCGCTCAGGAATATATGGGCCTGTGCCTGGCGGGCGGTTCGCCCAGCATCCCCAATTACAACTGGAACATCCTGCGGCCCTCCAAGATCGAGCGCATTTCGGTCCAGTATCCCTCGGCAACCTCTCAGCCGGTGGAACTCCCCATGCGGTTCATCCCGCTTGAGGACTGGCAAGGGATCCCGGTCAAATGGACGCAATCGACCTATCCGCTCCAGTGCTACAACGATCTTGGCTTTCCCTACATGACGCTGAACTTCTGGCCAATCCCGGCCAGCGCGTGTAACGCCATCCTGTATGCCTGGGATCAACTAGGGGCGCTGTCGGGGCTCACCAACAACGTCGAAGTACCCATGGGATACAACGACGCGCTGAAGAAGTGTCTTGCGCTTGAACTGGCCCTGCGGTTCCCCGGCGCGTCCGTTTCGCCTGATCTGCTCCGTTCCGCCCAGGCTGCACGCAAGGCCATCAACAATATCAACAACGAAATCCCCAGCATCAAATACGGATCGCTGTTTAGCGGGCGCGGGGACAACATCGAGCTTATTTCCCACGGCAGGACTTCCATCTAGGAGAGGACATGCCACTCATTAAGTCTCCATCGAAAGCTGCCGTGTCGAAGAACATCAAAACTGAGGTCAAAGCAGGACGGCCGCAGAAGCAGGCCGTGGCAATCGCACTTTCAACCCAGGATCGAGCTAAGGGCAAGATCCGCAAATACTAGGTGGTGAAATGAAGAAAGAGAAAGAGATCGGTATTCCCAAAGGCGCTCCCGAATCCGTGAAGCGCGCCGATGACAAGGCGGACAAAGCCAAGGGCGTTAAGGAAGGCTCCAAGGCCGACCTGAAAGCCGATGCCGCGATTATGCGCAAGGCTAACGTCAAGGGAATCCATAAGTATTAAGGGGAAACAACTTGAAGCTGAAAGGGATGATTGGGCCCTCGTACACGCTGCGGACCCTCAACTATGAGTCACAGCGCACGGTGAACCTTTTCCCCGAAAAGGACGAGCTTGGCACCGGGAAAGAGCAAGAAGTGGCCATGCTCTGCTCCGTGCCGGGCCAAGTCCTCCTGCATACGCTGCCCAAAACCCCGATCCGCGCTGTCTACTTCACGGCAAACGGCTTCATTTATGCCGTTGCCGGCAACGGGCTCTACAACCTCACCGTTTCAGCCGGCGTGTGGTCGCATACCCTCATCGGGATCTTGCAGACCACCACCGGCCCGGTGTCGATCAAGGATGGCGTCCCGAACTACTACAACGGCATTGCGAATACCGGCCTCATCAATCAAGTGGTGGTGGTGGACGGCTCGGACACCGGGCTGGTGTTCGAGGAAGGCACGACCAACGTCTACCAGATGGGGCCCTCGTCGCTGACGGTTGCGGCCGGTTCCCTTGTTGTCGGGAGTCTCTATACCATCCTGACCATCGGCACGACCGATTTCACGGCCTGCGGGGCTGCAAACAACAACATCGGGACTGAATTCGTGGCGACTGGCGTTGGCCTCGGGACCGGGACCGCCACCTTCTACACCAGCTCGGGCTATGCCGGGTCTGCCTTCGTAACCTTCCAGGACGGCTTCTTCCTGTTCGCCAAGCCGGGAACAATTTCCGCATACTACGCCTCGGATCCGCTCAATATCAACGCTGCGAACGTAATCAACGTCAATCTCGGCTCGGATTCGATTTCCCGGGTGATATCTGACCATGATATCGTCTGGATCTTCAGCCAGCGGACCTTGAGCGTTTGGCAGAACACTGGCGGGTCCAGCGGTTCTAACGTGTTCCAGCAGATCCCTGGGGCACTCGCGGAAGGTGGTTGCTTTGCGCCGGCTAGCATCGCCCAGGTCGCCGGCCAGTTGATTTGGACCACGAATGATGACCGTGGGTATGCCCAGGTCGCCATGGCGTTTGGCTACCGTGGCGTGCGTATCTCGAATCATGCAGTGGAAGACTGGCTCCAGTCAGTGGGGGACATCAGCGGGGCGACCGCATGGACCTACCAGGACGGCGGCCACTCCTTCTATTGCTTAAACGTCCCGGGCTCCGCTTCCACCTGGTGCTACGACGTGATTTCCCAGATGTGGAGCGAGCGCCAGTATTTCGGCAATGGCACATGGAGCCGCGATCTGGTCGAAGTCCACTGCAATGTGTTCATCGCGGGCACCGGGACCATCCACCTGTGCGGAGACTACCAGTCGGGGAACCTGTATTCCCTGGATAATTCGGTCTACACTCTGAACGGCCAACCGATCCGGCGTATCCGCACTTCCCCGCACATGAGCGGAAGCCTGAAGCGCGTCTATTACGGGTCATTCCAGTTGGATATTGAGGCTGGCGTTGGCCTTGATGGCACCGGGACCTCTGTCTTGGTCGGCTATTCCCCCACCGCCAGCACCGCGCAGACGGCCTCTGGGGTGCTCGTCCAGGGCAATGGCCCCATTTACACTCTGATCGGCAATGATGGGCTCCCCGCGCTCCCCACGGGTGCCGTGACCCTGACCTCAACGGGCCAGTGGTCGGGTGTCTACACCACGAACACAGCGGACGGGACTGTGACCGTTACCCCTGGCGCCCTGACCCAAACATACACCAATTTCGGGACTGGGAATGGGACCCAGACGACTTTCCCAATCCCAAACTTCTATTCCGAATCCGTTTCGTCCTTCTCTATCTCGGTCACCGACTGGAGAGGGACGTTTAGTCCAGCCATCTTCCCCGCCTTCTATGAAAACCTTTGTCAGTCCTCATATGATTTCAACTATGCCGGGATCTGGTCATCCGTAGGCGCTAACGCTGTGGGCGGCGGGTGGCAGGACGTTACCTACACTGCTGCCACCACCGCCTCTCGGCCGACGACCAGCACGACCAGCAATTTAACGGTAACGAACCCGGCGAATGCCTATTCCGCTACCGGGCTGACGGTATCCACCAGCGGAAGCGCGGCGACTGCATCGATCACGGGAAGCGGGACGCTCACTTCTGGATCGATCACCTATTCAGGGTTCGGCGGCGGGAGTTTCACCGGGACTCTGAATGTGTCGGGCCTATTCGCCGCCTCATGGGGCTATTCGGCGGGCGCAACGCTATCCGCCGCCTGGGATGGGAACGGTTACCAAACACTGGCCAATATCGGGCTCCTAGCGTCTGGGACTTTCGACAGTATATATATGAACATCCAGGATCTTACCACGCTTTATGTCACTATAACTCTGAATTCAGTGACGACAGCCACGACTATGTCACTATACGACATTGTTTGCTTGAATGAATCCCTCACCAATGGCCCAAACACCGTCGCAACCCCAGACGGATCGTATCAGGGGACGATGCTAACGGAAGATTCGACGGTTGGGCTCCACAAGGTTTCAACGACTTACCCAATTACCTACCCCCAGTATACTCGATTTTCCTGCTATGGGAGGGCCGGGGCTACTGGTCGCTACCTCCAATTAGGGATTGGGACACCGTCCCAAAATGCCTTTAATGTTTTTGACCTAGTTGCGGGGACAGACATAACCGGAATTGGCCATATTGAAAATGTGGGGAATGGAGTCTATAGATGCTCTTTGCTCGTCCTGGAAGGTGGTGGGGTAAAACCAAATGGGTCATTGGATACCGGGACCGCCTCGTTGAGCATTAAAAAGTATACCGTAGCAGGGGACTATGACTCTCCTGGAGATGGAAAATCCTCAATTGGGGTGTGGGGCGCACAGATAGAATCTGTTGCGACTGGAACGACCCTTCCGAGCCAATATCTGACCACTTCGAGCGCAACGGTCCAGGACTTCTGTACATTCTTCCCCCAGTCGGGTTCCGTATCGTTCAACGTGGCTCCTTTCGGGGCTGTATCGGGGACCGTCAAGGGCACGCTCAAGGATTTGTCCATTCCCACGGTTTCGATTCCTGCCGCAACCATCTCCGCGACTATTACAGTCAATGAGCCAAGCCTCGGGCCGACCGAATTCGCGGCCTCGTTCTCATACAACGAGGCAACCCCGATCTACCAGACCATCGGGACTAACCCCCAGGTGGGCCTGAGCTATTCGGATGATGGGGGTCACACGTTCTGCCCGGAGCGCCAGGTCTCACTAGGGGCCATCGGCGCACGCGGGGCACGGGCTATCTGGCGCCGGCTCGGAATGTCCCGAGATCGGGTATTCCGCGTCACATGTAACGACCCCGTCAAATTCGACCCAATCGGCGCCGAAATTGAAGCAAAGGTAGGTGACTCATGACGATCAGAACCCCGCCTCCCACGACCAAGATTGTGGATGCAGACGGCAACCTTACCCATGAATGGAGACAATTTTTTGATAAACAGATGGTCCCGACTGTGAACACGGTCGTGACCCAGCAGGCGGCGGCAGTGGGCACGGTTGACACGACCGTTGCCCAACTGCTCCTGCACAACTCCTAGGAGGCCATATGGCCCTCACCACCACCAGTCCTGTCCACATGGCGGCAACCCAGCTCACCACGGCCGCAAAGCTGCTCTATACCTGCCCAGCGAACTCATACATTAAGATCAGCGCGGCCACCCTGACCAATACGAGCGGGGCATCGTCCAACGCGACCCTTCACTATGTCCCGGCAGGCGGAACCCCTGCGGTCGGTACCCAAGTGGTTTCCGGGCAGGCGGTCAACTCCAACGGCAGCTACAACGCCCAGGAACTCGTGAATCATATTCTGCATCCTGGAGATCAAATCTGGGGAAGCGCCGGCAGCGGCCAGAGCATCAACGCGAATATCTCCGGGATCCAGTTCTCCTGATGTTCGACTTCCGGCTAACCCAGGACGTGGGCCTCATTCGGGAGGCCATCCTTGCGCCGAACAATTTGCCGTGGGCGTTTGAGTCCCACCTTGAGCGGTTCACATGGAAACCCCAAATCCGGCATGAGATCAATTACATCGCCTGCTACGAGGGGGAGCAGTTCCTTGGCATCGTGGTCACGATTCGGCAGACGGACACCCGGTGCGAGTCCCACATTGCTTTTCTCCCGTGCGCCTATGGGAAAACAGACAAGATCGGTCAAGAATGCCTGCATTGGATTTGGGAGAATACGCCCTACCGGGAAATCCTGGCCCCATGCGTCGAAGGAAACAGCCTTGCGGCCCGATTCTTGACTCGGGTTGGGTTTTCCAAGTGTGGTTCACGCACGAAACCATGGCTGAAAGACGGCATACTGCATCAAATGGACCTGTTCAAGGCAGTAAACCTATAATATAGTGGAGATGTCAATGAGCGGTATCGGTCAGGCAGTGGGCGGGATTACCAATGGCATCATCGGATCCCAGGCGGCTGTCACGGCCGGGAATGAGCGAACCGCTGGCTATGACTCGGCCGAGAACAACGCCAGCAATGTCTATAACACCAACTCTGCCAATTACCAACCCTACATCCAGGCCGGGAACAAGGCGTCCGCCGAGCTGAGCGCAGACACTGGCCAGAATGGTTCCCTTGGCCGGGCCTTCACCACCTCGGACTTCCACAATTCCCCGGGCTACCAGTTCGACATGCAGCAGGGATTGTCGGCCATCAACAATTCCAACTCGGTTCGTGGCGGGGCGCTCAGTGGCGGGACTCAAAAGTCCCTGAGCAATTACGCCGAGCAGCAGGCCAATAACGGCTACCAGCAGGCGTATACGAATTTCACCAACAACCAGAACCAGAACTACAACCAGCTTTCCGGGATCGCCAACCGAGGCGATACGGCCACGCAGGGCCTTGGCGCTCTTGGTAGCCAGTATTCCAGCACCCTGGGCAATTACCTTGTCGGGAACGGCAACAGCAAGGGGCAGGAGGCCCAGGACAAGGCGGCGGCAATCGAGGGTGGCGTTACCGATACTATGAATGGACTCAGCGGCCAATCAACGGGATATTCCGGTTCTGGTCTCAGCAGTCTTATGGGCATGTTCTCATCTTAGAGGTAATCAATGCCGGTAACCCTTACTTCACCGATGCCATCGCTTGAGAATGGCGTCCAGAGTGCCCAGACCGGGTATATGACTGCGAATGCAGCCTACACCAACGCTCTTACTCAAGGAGTGCAGGCCAAACAGGCCATGGATGCCAAGACTGCCCTGGATGCAGCCATTACCCTGAAAGCCACTCAGGGTAATTCATCCTGGCAACCTGCGCAGTCCAACGTAGTCCAGCCTCAGCAGGCCCAACCCCAGCAGCAGGCCCAGTCGGCCCAGCAGGCCCAACCCCAGCAGCAGGCCCAGTCGGCCCAGCAGGCCCAACCCCAGCAGCAGGCCCAGTCGGCCCAGCAGACCGGCCCCCAGCAGCAGGGCCTTGGTTCGCTCGGCTCGATGCTCCCCCAGGATGCCAACTCGTATCGTGCGCAGTCTGCCCCTTCCCAGGCCCCCCAGCAGCCCCTTCCGGCTGCGGCGGACAAGGCGTATGCCCCGCTGTCGCCCACGAACGGGCCGGCCATCCTGGACCACCCAGAGCTTCAGAAAGTGACCGGGGCGCATAACCTCCAGGATACCTCTATGGCGGTTGGCGACTCGCCCACGTTCAACGCGCAGCAGACCTACGCGGCCAAGGGTCCGAATGGACAGGCCGGGGCGTTCTCGCTGGACCGCGTTGGCATCCTCAAGTATCTCATGGACCCCAACCGGCCCAGCGCCGGCCCTGATGATCCTGGCGGCGCACGAAGCGATCTGGCCAACGGCCTGGTCAAACAGTGGACAGACGCAGACCTCCAGAGCGAACAGACCAAACAAAAACAGTTGGTTCTCCAGCACGCCACCCTCGCCGGCCACATTGCCGCCTTTGAGTCGCTTCCTGAGTCCATGAAGCCACAGGCCTATGCCGGCCTCATCCAGCAGGCCCAGCAGGAGGGGATCAACACCAGTGGGTTCTTGCCGGCCACCTATGACCCTGCCGACAAGACAGGCATGGCCCAACTCAAGGATTTTGAGGCCCAGGCATCCACGGTAGCGGAGCGCGAAAAGGCGCAGTTCGACAAGATCAACTCGACCATCAACCAACAGAAGGAAGGGATTGAACAGCAGACGGCCAATGAAGCCGGTCGCCACAATAAGGCAGAGGAATACCTTACCAATCAGCGCAACCAGATCGAGGCCCAGAAAGCCCAGGCAGCTAGCACTGGGTCCGCTGTGACCCCTGAAGCTCTGGAACGTGCGGCTGACATGTATCACACGACCGGGAATCTCCCGAGCATGGGAATGGGGCAGGCTGGCGTTGCTGCCCGGGTAGCGGTCATGAACCGGGAGGCCTCCAAGTATGGCGTTGACTCGACTGCTCTGGCTTCTGCAAAGGCAAACTATGGGGCCGACACCGGGTCTTTGAAGGGTCTTCAAAAGTCTCTGGATACCGTCTCGGCATTCGAGAATACGGCCGGCAAGAATCTGGACCTGTTCATCAAGTCGGCTCAGAACATCGTGGACACCGGTTCCCCGCTTCTCAACCAGCCACTTCGCAAGATCAACTATAGTATCCTCGGCAACACGGATCAGGCGGCTGTCAATGCTGCCCGCCAAGTTGCGACCACTGAAATCGCCAAGGTGACCAATAACCCGAGTCTTTCCGGGACCCTTTCGGACTCTGCCCGACATGAGATTCAGGCATTCAACCCTGAATCCGCAACCATGGGTCAGACCTTGGCGGTAGCAAAGATTCTCAAGCAGGATATGGCGAATCGTCATGACTCCTTGCAAGACCAGATCGGGAATGTTCAGGGGCGTATTTCTCTTGCTTCTAAATCTTCTACCCCTGCACCTGCCACGGGGCAGCTCCCCACCTTGGGCGCGGCAGCTGCCCTTAAACTATCCCCGGGAACCCACTTCCGGGGCACTGACGGAAAGGAATACGTGCGCTGATGCCCGATGACTATTCCTTTGCCACGCCCGTAACCTCAAAAGCGGGACCGATCACAGACGATTACTCGTTTGCGACTCCGGTTGCGCAACCCCAGTCCAATGACGTGGGCGCAGCGGCCCATGGAACCCCCTATGGGCAGAGTCAGAAGCCCGCGCCGTCCATGTGGGACCGGTCTACTGCGATGCTCAACCGCGTGTCGTCTCTGGGGCTCCTGGGGCTCACTGCTCCCGCGCAGGCGGCATTACAGGCATACGGCCACACGGGGCTTCCTGGGGCTCAGGGCGCAGCGCAAACGGCCAATAATCTCCAGTCCTACGGGAACGAATTGGTTTCTGGTGCGCCCCAGGCTCTTGGACTTCCAACCAGCCAGCACGGATACGACCTAGGCGGCGTGGGCGATGCAATCCGCACGGCCGGCGCAACCATCCCCCAGGTGGCGCTAGGTGAGGCATCAGGGCTCAACTCTGCCATCGGAAAGCTTGGTGCCTATATCCCCCAGGGCCTCGGCTACCTGACCAATGCAGCCACACAGGCGGCCCGTGGCGTGGTGGGCGGGGCACTCTATGGCGCACAGAACGCGGTCACTTCTCCGGTCCCCCAGGGCCAGACCTACGCTCAGAACCTAGCCTCCAACATCCAGGGTGGGGCGCTGGCTGGCGGGGCCATCGGCGGAGTCGGCGCTGCCATCGAAGGCGCACCCGGGGCTGTCCGCAACGCTGCCACGGCCACGAAAGCCAAGCTAGGCGACTGGATCACCGGGGCCAAGCGGGATCTTCCCGCTGAAATCCTCAGCGGCGAGGGGACCAGCGATGTCATGGCCTCGGCCCCCCCACAGTTCCAGGGGCAGACCATTCCCGAGATTCAGCGCATTTCCCAGGGCATCGGGCCGGATGCTGACGCAGCCAAGGCAACCATCCAGCGGCTCACGGTCGCCAGTGCGAAAGAGCATGGCGTGGACCTGTCCTTGGGGGATATTTCCCAGGACCCGGGTGTGAGGACCCTAGAGCAGTCCATGGAGGGAGATAAGACCGTCAATGCCATGCGTGCACGCCAGGGGGCACAGTTGCGCCAGGCACTCATGGATAGGCAGGGAGAATACGACAAGGCGGCGGCGGCGCTGCCCTATGAATCGGATGCACCTTCCAATGGCGTCCCGCCCACTGGCAAGCCTCTGAACCCTGACGTTGACCCGCTGCACTCGCTGACGCCCTCGGTAAGCGAAGCTGCTGCCAGTGGTGACAGGGGCGCGAACTATGTCAAGGGGCTGATGGACAATGCCGACACGAACCCGAAGATCATTCAAGCCAGTCTCAAGGGCCAGTACTGGAAGAACCGCCAAATTGGAAGTGCGATCACCAATTCATTTTCGGATTACCTGGATGGACTCAGGGCAAAGGACCCGTATGCCTTCGGAGCGCGAGTCGCTGTGGACGGCACGCAGGTCCCGGTAACATCTATTGACCCAGCCTCAGCCATTGCCCAGGCCAAGAGCGGCATTGCCGAAAACGGCGAAGTTAACCCGGATATCGATACCCTTCTGAGCGGGTACCAGAAGAAGCTGTCCAGCCCAAACACGGATCTTTCTTATCGGGGAGCTAAGGGGCTGGTTTCTGGCATGGAGGACAAGATCGAGGATCTAAAGGCATCGGGGAACCGAACTGCGGCCCGTGCGCTGTTCCAGGTGAAGAACCAACTGGATGACGCGGCTGATGCCTTTGCCCTCAAAGGGATCGGGAATGACCCGGAAGGGCTGGCCGCGATGAACAAGGGGAGCGACTGGTTCAAAAAGAACACGCTGCCATTCGTTGACCCTGACAGCGGTATCAGCGACATCATGAACGGCAAAGATGCAGACTTGGCGGTTCGGCCTCTGTTCACAGATGCCAGCCCGGACCAGTTCGCCCGTATGTTCGGTTCACTCGACTCCAAGGGGCAGGCCGCTGTCCGGGCTGAAATGATCGGGCGTTCTGAAGACGGCGCGTCTCGGATGAAAAACTTCCAGGCCGTGAACCTGCCCAGTATTTCCCGGTACCTGGAGAACCGGTCTGACCAGCTCGCAACGGCTTTCGGCGACGACCATACCATCTCAGGGCTGTCGAACCTCATTCGAAACACCCCCCGGGCCGGCTACCAGTCCAACCTGAACCAGGCGCTCAATGCCGCTTCGGTGGGCAAGGTCATTTCAAGCAACGGAATCCTATCCAAGGCGGACGCAGCCGTGGGCGGGATCGTGGACAAGGCCATGAATGCGGCCCGGGTGCCCAGGCTGTTTAGCCCGGACCTTTCGGCTTACACCTTGCCGCCCGCTTCCCCCTCTGCGCCGGCCCCGATGGCGATTCCCCCCAGCCGCCCGACGCTGTCTGACAGCTCGACCGTCCCCACCCAGCCGCCCCAGGCGTTGCCCTACGAGCAGCCTACACTTGGGATGTATCCCCGTGGCGCATCCACTGGTCTGGCTACGCGAGGTATGACGCCAGCCCCAGAATATCGCCCGCCTACGCCACTAGGTGGCCCGACTGCCCTGAGCCCCCAAACCCCGACGCTGCCACCCTACCAGCAGGCAACGGGGCGACTCAATGGCCCTATTTACCCGCCCGCCTCAAGGATGTCATTCGTCATCAAGGATGGTTCACCCCTCGCCATCGCACGGCCCACCAGCATGGCTGAATACGAAATGCTCAAGCCGGGAACTCCATACCGCTCAATGAGCGGAGCATTAGGAATCAAACCATGATTCAGCCCTGGATGCACGCCCCAGCAGTCCACCAGCAGGCTTTCACCGCCCAGTTTGGCAATGCTCCATCAACGCCATTCATCCCAGCTGCAGAATCCGGCAATGCGGCCGGAGCGTTCATCCCTAACGCTGTCCAGGCGCCCGCCATTCATGAGCAGACCAAGCCGAAGAAGATCCGGGGACAGGTCCATTCCGGGATCAAGGCCGTGGGCCTCGGTGGCGCAACCCAGAGCGCCCCTATGCCGAGCGGCGGGACCTCCAACGTGGTCACGTCCGGGACCACTTCCCTCGGAAACCTATAATATAATCAGAGGGAACCATGCTGTCATACTCGCAATCAACCGGTGTGCTCACTATGCCCAATGAGCAGAAGTATACCGGCCATGCGGGTAAAGGCGTCGGGCTGAATAACCCGGATATGCAGCATATCCATATGATCGGCCCGCTTCCGCAGGGGTTCTACACCCTTGGGATCTGGCAGGACGGGAAGGCATACGGCCCGGGTGATGCCAAACTCGGCCCCTTCGTCTGCCGCCTAACCCCCGACGCCTCCAATGAAATGTTCGGGCGCGACGGATTCTTTTTCCATGGTGGAGATGGTTCCGAACCGCCTACCGACTCGGAAGGATGCATTGTCCTTTTCCGGGTCGCTCGCAACGCGATTGCCGCGTCTGGCGAGACCCGTCTCCACGTAGTCGAATAGCAGGAGTTCCAATGTCCGTTTCTTCCTTTTTCGCCGGTATCGAAGGTTTCGCCGCCAAGACCGAAACCGAACTCAACGCGCTGCTGACCGAGGTTGGCGCCGTCAAAACCGCGCTGGAAGCCTCCAATACGGCCGGCAGTCTGGTCATCACCAACGCCATCGTGGCCCTGACCGCAGCCGAAACCTTCCTGAAACTCGCCATCACCGACAGCGCCCCCATCGTGGCGGCCCTCCAGGCGGCCGTTTCCGCCCTGGAACCCAAAAGCTGAGTGTGCGGACGTGACTGCCCCATCTGCAACCCCTATGGAGACGACCAATATGGGATCGTTCTGGAACACCCTGGCGTCGATCCGCCCGTCTGTGTGGCTGGGGGCGGGCGCGACGATCCTTCTGGGATTCATGGTTGGGTGCCTGGCATTCAAAACGATCCCGAGTAGCCAGCTCGACACGTTCAAGTCCGCATTCTCTGGTGTCCTGCTCCTGTGGGGCATCATCGTGCGCGACGTTTTCCATGCAGAGGTTCCCAAGTGAAAGTCCTATTTGCCAGCTCTCGGACCCCGATTAGCTGGGCGATCCGGTTCATT